AGGCGGCGGGCGACCTCGCCAAGTTCAAGACGCTGTTCGCCAAGTATTCGGGCCAAAAGGCCTGATCGAAAGGAACTGAATCATGGGATCTTTCTCTGACACTCCGGCACTGATCGCAGGCGGCACGATTGCGCCGTATCGTTTCGTCAAGGCTTCGACCGCTGCGGATGACACGGGCCTTCAGGCTGCGGAAATCACCACCCCGATCCTGGGCGTGAGTGATGGCAGCACGAACGGACCTCTGAGCGGCGACCACGCCGTCGCCGGCCAGCCCATCACCCTTCAGGGTGGCGATGTTGTGCTGGTCGAGGCTGGCGGCAACATCACCCGCGGCGCGATGGTTCAGTCGGATGCGGACGGTAAGGCCGTTACGGCTGGGGTCACCGCCGGTCTGAATTATCAGGGCTATGTGGCCCTTCAGAGCGCGGCCTCTGGCACGATCATCCGCGTGCAGCGCATCGCCGGATTCGCTCGTTACACCTGATCTACAGCCAACCCCAAAACAAGGAGCAATGACAAATGGCTGAATACGGAATTGGCGGTGGGCTGAATACCTTTGTGCCCACCTTCTCGGCTGCCACCGGGCAGATCCAGATTGAGTTCACGCGGGCCGCTAATCGGTTCCCGATCACGCAGTACGCGCAGATCGTGCCGGTGCAGCAGATGAGTGGCTACTACCTCCGCATCGACGAGGAGGAGACTGCCCGCGTGGTCAACACGCAGGATCTTCAGTGGCCTCTCGGTGAGGACCGTCCGACTGGCATCAACAATGACATCGAGTGGACACAGTTCACTTGCCAGCGGTTCCAGTCCTCGTTCCACATCCCGCAGGAGACTGCTCGCCAGGCTCAGTGGGATGTCGTGGCCTCGCATGCTCGCATCGCGGCCCAGAAGATGATGACGCTCCGCAGCCTGCGGATGGCTACGCAGTTGACCACGGCTGGCAACTACACCGCTGGCCTCAACTACTTTGCTGACGCTGGCACGCTGACGGGCAGTGAGAACATTACGAGCGCAAACGGCGTGCAAATCGTGATTCAGAACGCCATCGAGCGGATCGTGCAGAACACGGTCGGCGCGGTGTCTGCGAAGGACATCATCCTCGTGATCAACCCGATCACGGCTCGAATCATGGCTGCTACCGCTGGCGTGACGGATTATGTCAAGAACTACCCCGCGGCGTTGTCGTTCCTCAAGGGCGATGACACCTTCGCGGCCTACGGTCTGCCCCAGTCCTTGTTCGGTCTGGGCGGCGTGGTGGTCGATGACACGGTTCGCGTGACCACCCGCAAGGGCAGCGGTTCGCCGGCTCGTTCGTTCCTCTACGGCGATGCCACCACTCCCGCGATGGTGTTCGTGAGCCGTCCCGGTGGCCTGGTGGGCAACGAAGGCCCCTCGTTCAGCAGTGCGACGATCTTCGCCTACGAGGACATGAGCGTTGAGACTCTGGAAGATCCGTGGAACCGCCGCGTTCGCGGCAGCGTCACGGATAACAGCGCGACCGTTCTCACGGCTCCGCTGAGCGCGCTCTACATCGCTGACGCGAACACCTGATCGGTTTGGGTGATGGAAGGGAAGGGCCGCTCGGGTAACACCGGGCGGCCCTATTTCTTGGAGGATTGACCGATGCCGATGGCCCAACTACTTAGCAACGCGAACGCGGTCCTGCACATTGACGAGCGGCTGCTGAAGGAACTGATTTCGGACACGAACGCGGATGGGACGATTGCTAGCAGCACGATCCTGACCGAATTGCTGCTGCGGGCCGGCGAGGAGGTGGCATCCGCCGCCACCCGTTCGCAGGCGTACACGGTGCTGGAACTGGAAGCCCTTGCGACGGACGGGAACGCCCTCCTGCGGGGTCTGGTGGCTGACCTGGCCCTGTGCTACCTGTTTGAGCGGCGGGGCGGGGAGGTGCCTGAGAGCGTCAAGGCGAAGGCCAACCGGGCACAGGGCATGCTCAATGACCTTCGGGATGGCAAGCGGGTGTTTGCCGTGGATGCGAACCGCGAGGCCGGCACGGCCAGCGTTTCCATCATCCAGCAGCAGATCCGGGGTTCGTTGCGGCTGGTGAGTGATTCGCCGTTCTACCCTGAGCGGCGGGGCCAGGCGTACTGATGGACCTGCGGGTTGAACTCATGCGGCGGCTGGCGGCTTCCAATGTCGCCCGCATCCTGGTCAAGCAGTCGCAGCGGCGTATCCGCGAGCGGGGCCGGGATATCGGCGGCTACGCGGCTCTGTGGGCTGATACGGCCAAGATGAAGGTGAAGCGCAGGGGTAGGACGGTCGAAATCGACCACTACCGCAAGGGCGGGGTGCCGCTGTATGACACGGGCGAACTGTTCCGTTCGCTGACGGCGGAGCAGCAGCCCATGCGGGACGGGGTGCGTCTGACGCTCAGGGGTCCGCTGCATGCGATGTTCCACCAGCACGGGTTCAAGACCAGCGGGCCGAACCGGATTCCGTTCACGCGGGCCGGCGTTCGTGGCGACCGGGGAGCGCCAGCCCTGTACGCCAAGCGTGGCGTAACCGTCCCTGCTCGCCCGATCTTCGCGATGCCGTCCGAGGCTCGCCGCGAGGTGGCTCGTACTATCGCACGGGCATTAGGTGCCCGTTAGACTCATATACGGAGGATTGAAGCATGGCTACGGCAATCGAAGTCTGCGGCCCGCACACGATCAAATGGAGCGATTCCGCCGGCGTTCTCGCCAAGGCGGTTCTGGGTCGCGGCGATAACAATGACCTGTTCCGCATTGAGGTGACAAACCGCTATGTGGACATCCAGACGAACGAGTACGGAGAGATGGCCGCGCAGAGCGTCCTCGTCGGCACGACGGCCACGGTGAACTTCAGCCTGGCTTCGTTCGACCGAGACGAGGCATTGAAACTTCAGCGGCGTAGCGGCGGCAATGCGGTAGGCACGGGCCTCGCCGCATCGTTTCCCGTGGTCGGAGCCTTGACCAACGCGGGCCACGGCACGCCAGCCAGTGATAACACCATCTATATCGATGTGGACCCGGACATTTCAAGCCGCATCGGGATTCAGGTGCCCCGGATTCAGGTAGTGAACCTCAACTTCACCGACTTTGGCAACAAGAACACCCGGCTAGTATTCTCCGGCAATGTGCTGCCTGACTTCGACACGGCGGGCGGCGGAACCTTCTACACGATCACCACAGCCTGATAGGAAACAATGGACGCAGATACCAACTTCATTCGTGAATACGGAGTCTCGGACAAGACCTTCAAGGTGGATGCACTGCTTGTTTTGTCGGAACTGACGCTTGCGGGGGCAGATGCGGAGCCAAACACGCAGCAGATGATGTCCGCGATCCGCAAGGCGATTCGTCCGGCAAGCGAGGCTGAAGCGTTGACCGATGCGGAGGCGTTGGCACTTGCCCTCCGCGTCACGATGAGCCTCAAGCAACTGGGAAACGCTGGCGCGCCGTAGCGGTCTTTGCCGCCGTCTACGGCGTGACTCCGTGGCAGGTGCCATCGGATGTCGCCCTCGGCATGATGCTGAACCTTGGGCCAGCGGTGGCTTGGAACTCCGTTCCGATACTGCAAGGCATATCTACCGCGTTCTCGGGCAAGGCGGGGTTGGCCAACTTCCAGGCCGCGCTAGTGGGTCGAAACCCTAGCATCCGAGACAGCATTGCGGCACACTTTGAGCAGCAGCAGCAGCAGCAGAGGAGCGCAGCATGGCAATCTCATTGACCGACCTTTATGATCGTTTGGGCAAACTCATGGGCATTGCGAAGGCTCAGGTGGATGCCCGCAGCGCCCTCATCGACCGGGTAACGGGTAGCGGTTCGTTCTCAGGCGTGGGTCTAGACGGTCAATACACGGCGGCCACGCGGTACATGGTTACTCCGGTGCTGGATTACTTCCTGAACCTGTACCGTACCAGCGATCAGAGCGTGCAGCGTGCGATTGCCGGCGGTGTCAAGACGCTAACGGAGATGGTGACGGCGGATAACGGGAACATCCCCAAGAGCGTGATTCCGGCGATGGTGGAACTGAATCGCCAGATGCGAGCCGCGAGCCAGACGCTACTCCAAAACACGATCACGCAAGGTTCGGTTTCGTATGCGGGCGGCAATGTCGGCAACGGCCAAGTCCTGCTGCACACGATCCCATCTCAGATGAGTTGCACCGAAACGATCCGCGTCGAATGCATTAGCGATACGACCACGGGGGCGGCATTGGGCCGAGAGGTGTTCCGGGTTACGGGCGGCCTTCGCAATGCCGATGTCACCAGCAACTTGTGGCAGGGCGGTAGCGGTGCGAACCTTACGCTGGCGAGTAGCGACTATGTGGACTCCCAGAATCAGATTGTGAACGGCTCGTTTGAATCGTGGGCGGGCGGCGTTCCCAACAATTGGACGGTGCTTGCCGGTGCGTTGAGCATTTCACAGTTGAGCGTGGGTGCGTTCCGGGGCACTTCCGCCATCCAACACGACGGCGTAGCGAATACGCAATTGCAGCAGATTCTCCCGCCGTTGACGCTGCCGCCTGGGCGAAGAATCATCTTTGGATTCTGGTACAAGCGAGTGAGCGGCGTGGGCAGTGCGTCGGATATCGAACTAGAACTGCTTGATAGCACGGGGTCCACATATGCCGTGGCTACGCAAGGCACGATTACCACATCGTGGCAGTTGGCGGTTACCAGCATCACGAATCCCGTGAATGCACCGAGCGTCACGCTGGAGGCGTTCTTCAACTTCCCGATTGATCCGGGCGTGACAAAGGCAGTGGATGCCGCGTTCGTATTTCTGCCCCCGCAGGCTGGAACCAACGGCCAGTTCATCCAGATCGTCGGCGGTAGCACGGACTGGCGAATCGGTGACTACGCCACGGTCGCGATCACAAATAACTACGCGAGCAATGTCCTGACCTACACCGAGCGGTTCTTCGCTCCGTTTGCCAACGGTATCGAACTGCCCGTGTCTGGCTCTCCGACCATCGGTAACACC